TTTAGTTGTTGATTGAAGTTTTTCTGCAGTTGTTCCAGAAGTTCCAGCAGGAACTGCTCCACCTCCTCCGGCACTTACAGAGATAGAAGCTAATTTTGCTAATTTTGCTTGATCAAATCCATCAAGGCTAACAGAAAGATCATTTATAGATTTTGCAAGATCTGCAATAGTTTCATTGGCTTTTTGTAGGGAATCTAAGGATTCGGAGAATTTAGAAAGTTCTTCTATAATACCGCTATATTTTTGTAAAGCTTTCTTCGCATCTTTAGCACTGGATTTTTCTAATTTATCGGCAAGAGTATCAGAGAATGTTGTAAGAGCTGTTACAATATTCATAGCAATTTTATCCATAGAAAGCATTTTGGGCTTACCATTTTCCATCACAGGTTTTCCCTCTGCATCCATAATAGGAATTTCATTATTTTCCCCAAATTCTGCAAACATTTTTAGAGTATCAGCGAATTGCATAACAGCTCCGAGAATACCATTTCTTCCCACAAGGGCTTTGGACATTCTCTTCATTCTTCTCTTTTGTTTTCCTGTTATTCCTCTTCCCTCTGGTTCCCCATCACCAAATTCGCTTTCGGATTTACTGAATAATTGCTCAGTGAAATATAAGAAGGTTCCGATCATATTTTCAACTACGGTCTCGGCTTTTACCTTCTTTCTTATTTCATTTCCTTTATCATCATAGTCAACATAACCGATCTCATTCTTCTCCCCAAATTCAGCATATACTTTCATTGCATCAGCAAATTGAATAACTGCAGAAAGAATACCTCTTCTTCCGGTTAAAGCTCTACCCATTTTTCTAATGGCAACTGCTTTTTGTTTTGTAAGCCCCTCTGTTGATTCAAGAAGAGCAGTTAGGAAAGTCCTTATGGAATAAGTTATATTATCAGCAACTTTTGTAATATTGACTTTTTCCCCAAAGATTGGTTTACCGTCTTTATCATACCCTTCGATAATTCTCATATTTTCAAGCTCGGCAAATGCTGAAATAGCATAAGCAAACATTGATAAAGCAACAGACATAGCCATGATAACTCCAACACCGGCAAATATTTTAGCACTATTCTTCATAAAAGCTGCCAAACCCGGGAGCCCCTTTTTACCTTCGGTTAAAGAAACCAATCCCCCTAAAAATCCATCAATAGTTCCACCTATCAAATAAGTTAATGTTCCCGCAATATCTTTTCCCTGTAAACTTTCCCCAACAGCTACGAGCTTACTTATAGCAAGAGCCATTACTATCAAAGAAGCCCCCATGATAATCATTGTAATAGCTCCAGCTTTTAATAATGTGGAAAAACCCGGAATACCTAATAAAGAAAATAAAGCAATTGAAGAAAGGAGAATGATCCCCATCGTTCCTAGACCACTTATAATAGCTTTTTTCCCCTCATCTTTTTCATCTTTGGATTTTCCTATAGAACTTAATCCCCCTTGCGATAATAATTTAGCCACCTCCGCCATTCCTAATATGGCCAGACTAAATACAGCTAATCCAGCTGTCATCCAAAGAATGGAAATAAACCCCTTTTTTGTTACATTTTCTACTAGACTTAGTATTCCAAATATTAAAGTCATTGCAGCAACAATTCCAATTATTAGAAGCATACTTTTTATAATACTTCCTCCTGATTCGCTGCCTAAAATTTTTGGTAAAAGATTTAATGTTAAAGCAAAAGAAACAATTCCTAAAGATAGTGCTGCCATACCGAGCCCCATCTCTGCAATACTTTTAGTTCCCTGTTTAATAAATCTATTAGCAAGAGCTAGTGCCCCAAACATAATGATCATTCCTAGAATAGTAACCCCCAAAAATAAGAGAACATCTGTAGGTTTAGACATCTTAAGTATCATAGCTGTAAGGAATAAAGATCCTGCAAAGGCAAGAATCCCTAATCCCAGATAAGCAAATCCCAGAGAAATATCTTTTATTGGTTTGGAAACTTTTTTAAGGGAAGCTCCTATTTTTTCGAAGGTTTTTACAGCTCTATTGACTTTTGATGTACTTGAAGCACTTCCTTTCTCCTCCATAAAGTCATAAAGAAGTCTTAAGCCTTGAATAGCTCTTAAAACTTGTTTCTCTTTTATTTTACTTAAAGCATCTAATCCTGTGGCAAGGCCGGGAAGACCCTGACTTAAAGTAGTTAATGATTTGGCTAAATTTTGAATCCCCTCCCCTTTTCCGGATTTTCTACCCATCAATATGAATTCATCAATAAATCTAAAAAAGCTTTTTAGATTTTTTGGTTTAACTTTTCCAAAAGCTATTAATGAAGGCCCTAGATTGGATAATATAGCAATTTTATCCTTTATTCCTCCGGACTGTGCTCCCCCGGACTGTGCTCCTCCGGACTGTGCTCCTCCGGACTGTGCTCCTCCGCCTTTATTTCCTCGGGTATTCTCCTCTATTTTTCCAAGAGTTTTAAGGATCCCATAAAGAAGTTCGTTGGCCTGTAGCATTTATCACTAGATTTTATTTATATATCTCTTACAAATAAAAAAGGTACTCGTTAGAATACCTTTAAAATCTAGGTTTTGGAATATTTGGAATATTCATTTTAGGAACTTTGAATCCCCCATAATCGGGTTTATCCATTTTAGGCTGTTTTACCTTAGCTTGTTTTTTGGCTTCTATTTCTTCTTTTTTATACCTTTTTTCTTCTTCAGCATTAAAATCTTCTAGTTCTTTAAGAAGATATTCGATTTCATAAAACTCCATAGGCAAAAGCTGTATTGGGGGGATGTGAAATCTATTGGCAAAGATAAATTCAATTTTAAGCCAACTGTGAAAACGGATCTGAAATAAGGAAAATAGATTTAACCCCGCCTTGAAATGTTAGCGGGATCACCCGCTCACCTCCATTTTCATCTTTGTATTTAAGGACTGGATTAATTGCTTCAGAAAATATCTTTTTGACTTCAGTTAATAAGGAAATTTCTACTGCAGACCAGTTATTGGATTCCATAACATATCTTTCATAAGATGCATCATTTAATCCTCTCCAATCTCCAATAACAAAAGGAGCAAAGCTTATAAAATCTTCATCAAAAGCTTCTCCAGTTTGTCTTTTTCTATTGATATATTGTTTTAACCAGTTTGTTACCCCTGTGGCAGGAAGATGAACTCGAATCTTTTTACCACTTCTAAATGGTAAAACAATACATCTTTCTTCAGGGGAATAATATTTCATAACTCTGTCATCAAAGGTTATATAATTAACCATATCCTTGACAACGTCTATTTTCTGAGTTTCCGAAATTTTAACCTGGAGTTTATTTTCTCCTTTTACAAAGGTTCTTTCTCTAATGGCAAGAATAACATAGAATCGGTCTACTTCTTTAAGATCTCTCCAAGATGCAAAAGCATTATTTGGGTATTTAACACTGCAGCATCTTTCAAGGACATAATTCAACATATCATCAAGAACGAATAAATCTTCTTCATTTAAAGTTGACCAGTGCCTTATTTCTGCTGCTGTTGCTGAACGGATAACTACTTCCGCACCCTCGGGATAAAACAATCCTTGGGTAGGAAGATCTGTTATTTTTAATCTTTCCCAGCCTAGTTCATTTTGTGGATCCCTTGATTGGGATACCGGAATCGGAGTGATTCCTCCTGGAATAGGAGATATAGGAGGTCCTACTTGACCTTCTTTTTGTTCAACAAATTCTCTTAATTTTTCTTCGTTGTTTTCTGGCATAATAATAGAATTTTATACGATTTATCTATATATTATTATACCAGTAAAAACTCAATAGTTTCGACAAAAAAAGAGGGTTTTTAACCCTCTTGATTATAATGTGTGTCTAATGCTTTTTGAAAAACCCTTTCGATTGAAGCCCTATCTAAATCTGTATAGTTTGCTGTATCAGAAATAAGCTCTAAGAAATATTCAAATAATTCTTCCTCGATTTGATCCTGAGGATCAGTTACTTTTTCAAAATTTTCTTTTCCAACTTGATACATAGCATCCCTGGTTTCGGCAGGAACCCTTTCTTCCCCCTCGGGTTCATTATAATAGAACTCTTTTAGTTCTTCTAGACTTTCGCAAATAAATTTCTTCATAATTATTAAACTATTGTTTCGTCCCAAGAATCGCAAGCAAGTGTGTATCCTTCGATCCTATAAATTTCCTCACTCATGTAATTAATTTCAGGAACGTTAAGAGGAGTGATTGGGAATACATTGTAAAGTTTCCACTGCCAATAAGGATTGTTAGCTCTATCATAAAGAGTAATTAATACCCACGGAGCAACATAATCAGCTTTAAGACCAGTTCTACCAGTTAGAGGATCATAAACTAAGTCATTCCATTTTCTGAGAGTTTTGAGAACATAAGCACTTGGAGTACGATTTAAGTTAACTTCAAAGGAGAGTGCAACGTCCATCGTAGTTTTATCCGGCTTAGATCCAGCAAATCTTCTTGCAGCCCATTTATAATTCTGCTGCTGTGGAGTTGTTGGGAATGAATTTGATTCTAGACCTCCGATACTTATAATGTTTTCAAGTAGAAGATTCGTGTTCTCTTCTGTAGAACCGACGCCAACTGGAAGAGAGATCTGAACTGTAAATAAGTTCAAATATAGCGGTTCATAGAGTTCTTGTGCAGCTCTTGAACTTCTCCAGTGAGGTATACCAAATGTTCCTTGACTTTTGAAATTTTCAGCCATATCGCGTTACTTTTATTTTATTTATTCTCCATTAAAGTGAACTAAAGCTACCTGAGCTTGATCCACCTGTTTTGTATACGGTGATTCTCTGTATGATTTTCTCCATACCTTTAGTAACCCAAACTCCTATATCGATAATAGCAAATCCTTCATCAATAATATCTGGTGTGTTGTTTGTCTCATCCATTACAATTTCATAATTGATAAGAGCTCCAGCATCCTTGATACTTTCGAGGATTGGGGTAATTGCATTAACAATAGTAAGTCTGGTTACAGGATTGTTGAAATCGAATACGAAGTTTTTAAGAACCTCTTCAACCTGTAATTCAATTGTATTTAAGAGCTCACGAACGTGTAAGTAGTTGTAATCACTCTTTACAGTCTGATAAGCTGTTCTGTTTGCATAGATAAGAACTTCGCCTGTTGATGTTCTTTCAACGATTGAGTTATATCCAAATGGTTCAAGGTATCCTCTATCCTGAGCATCAATTTGATATTCAGTTCCTGCTAAATTAGGATTAGAAATAATGCCATTTTTATTAGCAACGATTGCATAAGGATTTCCTCCTAAGAATTTTCTAACGTATGAGTTAGCAACGTCAGCAGCAGGGGGAACAGAGATAGTTTTGTCCTGTTCCGTATATCTTAAGAATGGTCCAAATACTCCAGTAAATTTAGCTCCATTATCTTCATCGGGAAGAGTAAATTTGAAGTTTCTTGGCATATCTGGGTTACCACCTATTGGAATATATTCTGTGCTGAATATTGGCTTTGGATCAACTCCGCTAACAAATGTTTCGCAGAAGTAAGGATCCTGACTTGTTGCAAACTGAGTCATTGAAGGTGCACTTAAAATAGCAGTACATTTTCCTCTTTTCTTAGCAAGTCTTGAGAGATAAACCTTACCACCAAGATTAGATCTTAAACCGTAAGCCATTGTATCAACAACATATCTGTAATTGATCATATCTGGGTTAGTTAAACCCCTAAGAATACCTTCATCTTCAAGCATTTCATAGATCTTAATAACTCCTTCTTCTGCATTTGGCTGTCCTGTAATAGTATATCCAGGAAGATGATTTGAAGTAAGTCTAAGACCGTTAAGTTGCAAGAATTTATAATGATCTGTTACAACTGAATCATCGATTGGTTTCTGTAAGAAACCTTCTGATGGATTTGTTAAATAGTTATAGATAGGTTCTGCAGTTGTAATTGTATATGTAGAACCATCATTATTTGAAGTTTTGTTTGTGACATAAGTAACACCTAGCATACCATCAGCTTGATCTCTTCTAATAAGAGTTCCGACAGTTACCAAATCTTTATTTGCTGCTGTAATTGCAAAGCTTTTTCCAGTATTATCATTAAAAACATAAATTGGAAGAGTTGCATGAATTGATGCATCAGAAACGCTAATATCATAGCTTAAAAAGGATTGATGAACTCCGACGTTATCAATAAGGTTGTGACCAACTAAATCAACGACATGAAGAGCTGGATCTGTTGAACTTCCGTCCCCCATTTCCCACTGGTCGGAATCTTCATCCCAAATAAGCTGATCAAGAGCATCCTGGTTAACATTTACCAAAACTCCGGTTAAAGGAGTAGAAGCATTAATTATATCTTCAATATTCTGGTTAGCTCCTGTTTGATCTCTAAATTCCGGAATAAATGTTCCAATCCAAGATCCTACGAGACTTACCTGAGGAAGATTGATAAATTCATTTAATTTAGAAGGAATAATACCTTCAGAATTAAAGTATGCTGAAAAAATGGGATCACTGGATAGACGAGTATAATCTGTCCAAACACCCTCAATAGCTATAACCTGGATAAAATAATCTTTAATCTGATCATAAGGACGAATCCATTCATAAGGAATAGCTGTTTCAGAGCCATACCAATCTTTAGCAGTAACACTATATCCCTGAATACCAACAGCTTTTCTTACGATAACCGAAAGATTTTTTGTTCCAACATTTGCTACTTGTAAAAGAGAAGTACTTTCAGCGCCTGTAACTAATTCTTTATTTCCAGCTACCCCCAATAGATAATCAGGGTCTGCTTTCCAGAATCTTTCCCTGTTAAAGAAATTAATATATTTGTCCGTGAAAATTCCATTGTTAGAAGCATCAGATGCTAAAGAAAGAGAAGCAAATCCAGTGCTTTCAGCTATTGCAGCTGAAGAATCGTTGCTATTCAATGTGACTAGGTTAAGTAAATTTAGAGCAAATACGGGTGCCTGAAGTAAGCAGGTATCTATTGATCTCTGGAAAAAGGATCCTTTTTTCTCTAACTTTTTGTCTATATCTCCAAAAAATCTGAAGCGATCTCTTGTAGAACGAATGAATGTAGGAGCGTTAAATGGCCCTATTTTTGAGAATCCAACTACCAATCTTAATGACTGTGTAGAAACTGTAATTCTTTCAGACTGATCTACTTCGACAGTATATACGCCGGCAGCTTTAAATTGGGATAGATCTAAAGAAAGTTTTGCCATATTATTTCATTTATTTTTATTATTTATTCGCCAGAAATTTAATGAAAAACTACTTTCTGACTTATTCAAATAATGTCTTTTATTTATATATCAAAAAAGTCTAGACATGATTTAACATTTCATTATCTATTCTTCCATGGTATACTTCCGGAATATCTGGATTTTTCATGAGTAGACCAGATCTTTTTTAATGATTCCTGCTCGGAAGATGCTTTCCCTGGCTGCTCATAAAAAGCTTTAAAAGATTTATCGTCTAACTCCTCCTTAGAATCCGATGGCTCCTGAATAATTTGTAACATATAATTTTTTATATTAGAAGTTGGCATCTGATCTAATAAATCATATAGCCAATCACTATATTCAGGCTCCTCATAAAAACGAGATATATTTAAAGCAGACATAGCAATATCATCATGTTTTGCAATACCTCTAAAAGTATTTTTTACCTTTCCAAAAGATCCAAATTCAGCTAGGGTTTCTTTTTCATTAGGTATAATTGTTTTTTGAGAAATAAGTTTCTTCCCAAGTTTGCAAAAATATTCTTTATTTGAAGTGACTTTAAAGCCTGCTTTTTTTCTTGGAGCTCTTTCCCCTGGTACAGGAGCAGTATGATAGGAGTGCATAACATAAGCATCTTCATAATCATCGTGTTCCATGAGTTTATTTAAATAGGCTTTTCCATTAAAATTCATTTCAATCAGCCATTTGAAAGTTTCTCTAGGTAACTGGTCAAAAGCAATAGCTTTATTAACATGAGCCATTATTTCTTCATCTCCGATATTATCTCTGAATAATCCAATTTGTCTTATTCTAAATAAGTTCTTTATAATTCTTTCGTCTTTTCTTAATTTCTTCAATTTAGAAAAGGACTTTGGTTCAACAATCCAAATACTAGTCACATTATAATCGTTATCCTTATCATCTTCTTGTTCATCCTTTCCTTCAGCAATGTCATTAGAAATTATAAATCTTACAGTCCTTGGATCCATATCTTCATTTGGATCAAAATCGGGATGCCATTTTAATAGATCTCTATAAATCATTTCATCTAAACGGCTCTTTTCTAATTCATGGTATTTATATTTCTTATGAATTCTCCTTATGAATGCAAGATCGGAACCGGATAAAAGAAGATTTGATTTTCGATCGAAGGAAAGTTCAAATTCCTGGGCAAATTCCTCTTCCCCAAAGTCTGCTTTAATTTTAGCAGCCCAAGCATCATCATGTTCGAGAACTTCCCAATAATCCACACGTTTCCAGACAAAACTATTTTGTCCTTTATTAGCTTTATCCCATATTTCATAGAATAAATTATCAACACCATCGGGGGTGGAAGAAATAATACACTGAGATACTTTAGAAGAAGAAAGGGTAGGATAAACAGATCTCCAGAATGAGCGAGCTAGTTTTTGATTAATGTGAGCAAACTCGTCAATGTATAATACGTGAATAGTAAAACCGATAGCTGCTGTTTTTGTGGTAGCTTGAGATGTAAGCATACATCCATTATCTAGGGATAATCCTAATGCTCCGATTTTCTTTATGCCTGGTTTTAAAAAGAACGGAAGACCCCTAAATACATTTACAACCTTCGAAACAATTTCAGTAGTTGTTGCCTGCTTGTTAGCAAGAATAAGCATGTTTCTATCGGTATGAAAGCAAAGATACCAAGCAAAGAAGGCAGAAATCGTAGTGGTCTTACCGGTCTGACGAGAAGCCATTAAAATATAGTTTCGTACTTTTGGACCTAAATCTTCTAGGTCTTCAAGCCAAACTTCTTCCCCTATAGTATTAAGAATATCTCTTTGAAAATCCCTTAAATCGACAGTTTGACGACCATAGTCGGTCAAGAATTGACAATATGTCGAAACAAAGTGCTCTATATCTTGAGAGCATTTTATAAATTCCTGTTCTTCCTCGTGCGTTAGTTGGAAAAGAACATTATCTGCTTTTAATTCTGGATCCCTTTGATGGAAGCAATCTAAATCCACCTCTGCGGAATATCGAAGCTGTTCAAGAGTTTCATTGACAAGTTGAGTATTCCATACCTTACTCTGTACCATTTTAACGGTTTTTTAACATATATATCATTCAGGCTTAATTTCTCCAATATTTTCTATTGGCTCTTGAGGTAGAACATCTTCAACAATAGTCATCTGTCCATTTTGAGTGGACTTTAATTTCTTGGTTTCCTTGATAAGTTCTTTTGTTCCGAGAGCTACAAGACCCTTATCATTTCGAACCATTCCATTTTGTCCAGGCCCGATAGCCCTTAATTCATTCTCTTTTTCCTTAACATCGAACTTAATATCCTTGTATGTCGATTTTATTGCTTCTACGGTCTGTAGGAGTTGTTTATTTAAGTCCCCGATGGTCTTGCTAAGTTGACCAAAGACCTCAAAGTTGCGATTGTGTGTCGCTCCGTTACGGACCTCCTCCATGAGGGTTTCCTGCATCATCTCGTTTACCCTTAGCTGATAAAGCATACCGGATAGGGAAAGAACATCCACTTGCATTTTATTTCTTAAATATGGATTGTCTTTTATAGCAGAATCGCTAAGCATAAATCCTGTTGCATTCTTGATCATCTTTTTTGCTTT